CCCGAACTCCTCTCTTTCTGCCCAACGGGTGCTCGGATCGGAACCACTTGTTTCCGCCAAGCTGCTTTGTGAACAGGATTATTTTAAATCGTTATCTCGATCTGAGCCGTTGTGGGTTGACCTGGCAGCGCGCACGGCTAACGCGCACTACCATGCTCACAGTGTGGGTAGTCATCCACACACCGGCACCATACCATACCTCTTGGACATTACGCGATCGACGAAATCGGAAGCCACCACACTTCCGTACTTCATCTGGTAAACGTAGCCAACGAGCTGATGATATGCCTCGTACCCTTCACCTAGTTCATCACTCGCATAATATCTGCGAATGATCCCTATGTCCGTGTCGGACATTGCCTTGTTACTGGCCTTATGTGTGCTCAAAGCTGGCGTTCCTAAGATGCGCCTGCATGCACCGGCTAAATTCTTGGCAATGATATCTGAGGCCGTGGGGGCAAACTTAAATCTAAAGGCCTGCATAAGCAAGCTATCAGGTTCATGCTTCCAACCCATTACGACTCCTCGAACGTGTTCATGCCACCGATCTACGAGCAAAGTATTGCTCGACCCGGGGAAATCACCATTAATCTTTCCGAAGCTTCTGAGCAATGAAGCCCAACACGTAAAAACCTCGACTGTGAAATCAGTTTCGTCGCGTAATATAAAGCCCCTAGATAAGAATGTGACTAGATTAAGGGATCCCTCGTTCTCCACTGTTACGTTAAAACCAAACTCTCGCGCCGACTCAGAAAAATTAAGCTTGCGATAGAAAGTGGCATAAGATAAAATGACAGCGAAAGAACCACAACTGTTGCCAAAAGTGGTGGGGACCCCCCCCGAAATACGTCCCATACCTGTAGTTGGACGCAAGATCGCACGTTCGTCGCTGTTAACGGGATTAGATATGATTAAAGGTTTCGCATGCTGAGCATACGCCTCTATAACGTTAGCCCATTTTGATGCCCGGAGAAATTCCAGTCGCACAAGGCTATCAGTATAAGAGGTGTCGTTGTCAGCTATATCACCTTCAATCCACTTTAATTTCCCGTCCACAATGGTCACCAGGAGCATATCATCTCCATGTGAAATGGCTGCCATGCGAGTCCTGCCTGACGAGCCACCACGTGTAAATGAAACCATATCCTGAATGACGCGCGCTAATTGATCGTGAGAAGTTTCTGTGAGAACCGCACGGTACCAAAGATCGACATCAAGTCGTTCCCCTGGCACCTTGACCAACTGCGCGTTCACTTC